ATCCTAATTTTATTCCTATACTAAGTAGCAGAGATGCAAGCACTACAGCGAAGTTTGTGCCCGTTATGCCTAACATGGATGAGTTGATGATGCTGCCTTACATGGACAGGATTAACAACGACGTAAACGCATCGTATGGAGTCATGCCTTTAGTTGTAGGACAGATGCAAGGTGTAGGCGGTCTTAACTCAGAAGGCGAGCAGATTACAATATTTGACAGAACTATACGAGAGACACAGCAGTGTGTAGAAATGGGATTCCTAAAACCGTTACTAAAACTTATGCAAATAGATACTTGGAAGATTAGATTTAACGATATAAACGAACGTGATGAGACAAAGTATTTGAATAATATGAATTTAAAAGCTCAGATTATTACACAAATGCAGAACGTAGGTGTAGAGATGGACTTAGATTCTGACGGTAATTTACAGTTGCCACAAGCTCCAGAGGTGGTGCGTCAGGATTTTCGAAACAGTACACAGGAGTCGCAGGAGGCCGAGGAGCTAAAAGAACATCTGGATACATGGAATCGGCAGCTCGAGAACTACGAAGAGTCCTTGTACAAGAACTTAAACAGTTAGAAAAAGTAAGAACATACGACGAATTGCGCACACAAGTAGATGACATTGCTATTATGTTAGCAAAGCGCATGCGTGATGCGATTATAGATGACATGGATTTTGCATTTAGAAATGGTTATTCTTCTGCATATGGAGAAATAAAAGGTATAAGTAAAACAGCAGCTAAAGCACCAGACATGAGTCCACAAGATTTAGATGTGTTGACTATGTTAAAAAACGAAGGTGCTTTGTACAATGCGTACAATCAATTTCAAAATTTACTAGTGCAAAAATTAAATGCAACTATTATAGCAGGAATTACGCAAGGTAGCACAATACCGCAGATAGTACAAAACATGCGTCAGGTAGGCATTGGTGAGACATACAAGCTTACAAGAATAGCAAGAACAGAGATTAATCAAATAGCAAATGAGGGTCGATTACGTGGCTACAAAATAGCAGAGCAACGTATGGGGCAACAATTTAAGTATGGATTAATTATTGGTAAAGATAGAAGAGTATGTCCTGCACATCAGGAACTTGCACAAAGACAGCCACGAGGTGGAATGTTTTTAAACGATTTAATTATGTTACAACAAGAAGTAGGGGCTAAATATAGGATGAATTTAAGAGGACATTCTTTATTACACCCTAATCAAAGAACACAACTAGTGAGGATAGTATGAGTAAGATGCCAAAACATATTAAAATACATATATGTAATGCTAAGTACGGTCATCACGGCAACGGGAAGAAAAAAAATGAGCAAACAATGTAAGAAGTGTTTAAGAGGAGCAATGACAGTCCATATAGCGGCTAACGGTTTATGTGAAGAGTGCGAAACAGAAAGGGCTTGGAAAAATGCAAACAGGCAAACTATACTTGCAGCACAACGCAAGCAACGTGTAGATTACTATGAAAAAGCACAAAAATATATAGACAGAAAGTGGAAAGAGAAGTATGGTGACGAACATATAGAAAACGTCAAAATGTATAAATGACAGGAGTAAGAATTAAAAATTCGCCTCGAGTTCAAAAGTTTTTCCAAGAGTTTGGAAAGCATTGTTCAAAAACTTTAAGTTTAAGTTTAAGAGATACGGCAGATGCTATAGAAGCAAAGGCCGTCAAAAACATTATGGAGCCTTATCGAAAAGACACACATGGTAAAGATGGTGGTGCTTTAGATACGGGCCGTTTAGCGTCAAGTATGAGAGGCGTTGTTGAACAAAATGAATACAAATATACAGCAGGTAGTGCTTTACCTTATTCTGCACATATGGAGTTTGGTACAGGACCCGCAGCAGGTAAGCCGAGGTATAGGCCACCAGATGGTAAATTAGGGCCTTGGTCTAAAAGAGTAGGTAAAGATGAAGAGCAAGTAACTTCTAACATATGGACATTTGGTACACAACCACGTAGATTCTTAGGTAGAGCAGTTGCACAAAAAAAAGGTATTTTGCCTGAAAGATTTGCAAAAATATTAGCTAGAAAATTAACTATGGCTGCACAAAAAAACATAAAAGTAACAAGGCGATAACCAAATAGCGCACACGATGTGTGCGTAATGTTGCAACCCGAGTAAATATTTTTCTTTTTATATCGCCTCATGTGTGCGTTATTTGTGGCAGACGACAGTAACACAGGTTGGAAAGTCTACCGACCTGAGTGGTATAATGACAGAGTAATGGAGACATACATCTCCGCTCCTATCGTCGATAAACAGAACGATATGATACCCACAGATACTATCAAAGAAGCTATGGATTTTTACATGCGCTATGGCGTATATTCGTACCGTCATGAGGAAATGCCAATCGGACTTCCCTTGGCTTACAAAATAAAAGACGGTAAAGTTAAGATTAGAGTAGGAATACACAGTAAAATCGGCATGCATGACAAAGTGTGGGGCGAGATTAAGGAGTACGGTCCAACAGGAGCAAGTAGCATACGTGGTGAAGCCACAAAACAAGAGAAGGTTTGTCAATCAGAAAACGACTGCCACAATCGTATAAACGAACTTTCTCTTTGGAGCATATCTTGGGTTGGTGATAATCCTGCCAACCCAGAGGCAAAAGTCACAGATGTTGCAATGGCTAAATCTAAAAGCGTACAAGTTAAGCTTGATGAGATAGAAGGCATGGTAGAGAAAATTATAGAGCGTAAAAAAGGCAAATACTGTTTGTACGCTAAAAAGGACCGAAAGCTTCTGGGCTGCCATGATACCAAAGCAGGAGCTATAAGGCAGGAAAGGGCCATACAAGCAAGAAGATACAGTAAATCAGATGTACTGAATGAGATAGTATCTAAAGTAGAAAAATATAAGATACCTAAAGGCGTTAAAAAAGAAGCAATCACAGGTAGAGAACTACGTAAAGAGTTTGGATATGGTGGCGGTAAAGTTACAAAAGCAATAAACGCACATTTGATTAATAAAGAATATGTAAGTTATTCAATGGCAATGAAGATTCACAAGTATTATAGAAGGCATGAGAATGTAGACCCACAAGGTAAGAACTTTGAAAATAAGAAAAGACCTAGTAAGGGTCTAATTATGTGGAAGATGATGGGCGGTAATGCAGGTCACAGTTGGAGTAAAAGTTTACAAGACAAAGCTAAAGCAGACGACCCTAAGACGCCAGCAAAGCCAAGTGAAAGACGTAGAGGTAGCGATAAGAATCCAAAAGGTACAGCCAGTGGTCAACGTGGCGGAATCAAGTTAAGTGAAGCAAATATTAAGACACTTAAGAATTATATTAAAGAACATAATGAGAAAGTAGGAGATGCAAAAGGTAAGAAAGCAAATCTAGGCGCATTGAAAGCTGTATTTCGTAGAGGTGCAGGTGCATTTTCTACAAGTCATAGGCCTAGTGTAAGTAGTAGAGACCAATGGGCGTTAGGCAGAGTTAAAGCATTCTTAAAATTATTAAGTTCTGGTAGGCCAGCAAATGCAAAATACACTACAGATTACGATTTATTACCAAAAGAACATCCTAAATCTACTAAGAAAGAAATGGAAACAGTAAAAGTCAAGCCACCAAAAGGACATCATTGGATGGCATACAAAGATGGTCCAGTACTTATGGTAGGAGACTATGCGCCACATGACGGTGCAGTAGAAGAGTTTGAATTTGAGGTAATAGAAGAGCATGACGACTCAAGACTTGCTAAAGCAGAGTATCAAGGCCGCAAAGTAGAGCTTAACAAACCACGAAGATTGTCTGGAGATAAGAAAAAGTTTGGAGTTTACGTTAAAAACGAAAAAGGAAATGTAGTACAAGTTAAGTTTGGCGACCCTAACATGGATATAAAGCGTGATGACCCTGACAAACGTAGACAGTTTAGAGCAAGACACAACTGTGACAATCCAGGTCCAAAGCACAAAGCAAGATATTGGTCTTGTAAAATGTGGAGTAAACGTAATGTGTCAGATATAGTAGGTAAAGCAGAATGTCCGCCAGTAATAAAAACTGAAAGGCTTAAAAAAACAAATCAACATTTAGATGACATAATGCGTATGATTAAGTTTGGTACATTTTTACAAAAGAAACCTAAAAGAGAAGAAGAAGGAGCATCAAATCAACCACCTGGCGCTTGGATGGCTAATTGTAAACTCGCAGCAAGAAAGCTAAGTGGTTTATCAGGAAATAAATTTACAGGAACTAGAGCCGTAATAAGAGATGAAGCTGCATGGTGTGCAGAATTGTATAGAAACCCTGCTGCATATAGTAAGCCGTACAAAAGGCCAGACGGAACTAGCGGAACTACTAGTGGGTTCAAACTTAGAGATGCAGTAGGGCGTGCAAATTTCAAGCCGTAAACAGAATAACGCACACAAACCCGAGTATTTTTAATTGTTTATATAGGCAGTGCCGAATAACGCACACATGAGCGCATGCAGTTGTGGAGGCACACATGAGGCACCTACCGAATCAGAAGAAATGGTAGAGGCCGAAAAAAGTGAAGCCTTGAACGAGCCAGTTATGGAATCTGATTTAGATAAATCAGAGGAATTATACAAAGATATGGAAGCCACTCTTGGAAAACTTAAGGAAATCATGGCCTATCTTGAAGAGATGAAAGACGAAAAGATGGACGAAGAAGAGAAGATGGAAGAAGAAGAAGAGGAAGAAGAGGCTGAAGAAGAAGAGAAGATGGAAGAAGAAGAAAAACAAGAAGAAGAAGAAGAAGAGGAAGAAGAAGAGGAAGAAAAAGGAGACTACAAAGAAAAAGCTTCTATTGATGAACTTCACAAATCACTTACAACATTAAAGAAATACGGTATTAACGTATATTCAGGTAGCAGGAAAACTCCAGCACCAAAGAAAATTGACACTCCCGCAGTTAATGAAAAAACCGATTGGTTTAACTTTTCCAAATCATTGGATGAAGTTGCATACATGAAAGGAGAGGAAACAAAAATATGAGCACAGAAACAAGTTTCGAGGAATATGTTAACGCTTATTACGGCGGGACATTAGGTATCTCAAAAAGATATGGAATAGAAAAAAGCGCAACTGAATTAACAACAGGCGACTCAGATTACTTCAATGTAATGTTTGGAGCATCTGTTTTTAATCAGCTAAACACTAGGTCAGAAGTATTTAAGCTTCTAAACAAAGAAGGTTGGACACAATCTGGATGGAGAGTTATGTACCAAAGACATGCAAACACTGCTGGTAAAGCAGAAGGCGATGCACTAGGAACAGCAGACCAGCCAGAACTCAAAGAAATGAGTGCAACCATCAAAGAAGTTACAACTCGCTGGGACACAACAACCAGAGCAGAGTTACTATCTGACGCAGATGACGGTATCAAAGGTCTAGCCGCTTTCTTGAGAAAAGAAAACGGAGAAGCACACGCTTTCTTCCTAGACAAGCAGTTACTAGCTTCATGTCACGATGGAGACGCTGACACGATTGCACAAGATGACGCTAACAACAACATGGAATCGCTTGACAGAATGACTACTTCTACAGCAGGAGTAACAGCAGACGGCGACTATGATGCAAACATTGAAGATATATATGGTGTAGACAGAAGTGCAACAGGATTTACAGAGTGGATGCAACCAGCAGCTATGATTCAACACAGTTCAGCAGGAACTCCATCAGCTCTTGAAATATCAGACTTAGATGATTTGATTAAAGCATCTTTAGAAAACGGTGCAAACTATCAAGATTTGTATTTCTTAACTGGTCATGATACCTTATATAACATAAAAAGTAAATTAACAACTTTGTCAAGCAGTCTAGGACAATTTGACATCAGAGCACAAGGTGCAGCTTCATTAAATGGAGTATCTGGTGAAGCAGGTTTGAACTTTGACACCCGTGTAGGTTACTATGACGGAATACCAATTTTCGTATCACAACACGTTACAAAAGACTCAGCATCTAAAATTTACTTGTTAGACAGAACTGCAATGGCTCTAAGAATTGCAGCACCAACAACTTATGTTGCTAACGAGAACTTAGCTGTAACTAACGCATTGAAGAAGCAATACGCTTTCATCACTGCTGGTGAGTTAATCATATACAGATTTAACACAAGTGGACAAATAACTGACTTGAACCTAGCTTAGATGAGGTATCTTAAATGGCAAAATTTAGGAATCTCAATCCCGTTGGCACTACTGTTGGCAGGCGCCACGGGGGCAGGTTATTTGTTGGCAAAGGACAAGTCATTGAAGTCGAAGATGCCGAGTTTATTGAAAGATTACAAACTCGTGGAGACTTCGAAGAACTTGAAGAAGTCGTTAAACACAAGGCTGGTGCAGGGATTAAGACTAACGTCAGGAAGCCTAAATCTAGCAGCAAACCTGCTAGAAAGTCCAAGCCTAAAAAAGAAGTAAAGTCTAAAAAGCCCAAAGGCCTTAAGAAGTCTAAGAGGGCAGACTAATGGCAAATTCAAGTGTATTAGGCGATACGGAAAACAAAGTACAAGCAAAACGTTTAACAGGTGGTAAACAGACTCTAAATGTGTTAAATAACGCAGCAGAGTCTTTGTCTACTACTTATGCGATTGTAATTGACCCTGTTGATGTTACGGCATTTGACAGGATTGCAATACAGATACGAAATACGCACAGTGCAGCTTATACTACACAGGTATTTGGTACCTTGTTTGGCGGTCCTTCTGCGCCTTCGACAGGAGCAGCCGCAGGAAGTCATTGGGCGCAAATAGGTGACGACATTACAACAGCAGCAACGTCAGGAACTATCAAGACAATATCTACAACTGGATTAAAACAAATCTGTGTTAGAATTAAATTAGGAACTGGAACAGATACTTTAGATGCAGGAAACTGTATAGTATTTGCTCAGGGGACCATTTAGTGAATGGCTTCTCCTATATAC